ATATCTATGGTAGTATTGATATTAATGGATAGTGCTGATTGGCAATTTGGTGTAAGTGAAGGTTGGGTAGATCTTTTACAAACCCTTCTTGTTACTGTATATGTAGCCTATTTCGGTTCACGTGGAGCGGAGAAGTTTCAATCTATTAAAAAAAAGTAAAATACCCTTAAAACAGGTGATTATAAATAAGTAAACTAATATTAATTAAATAAAATTAAATTATGAGTAAAAAAGTGAATAAATTAGAAACAGAAGAATTCGATAAAATAATTGATTTTCAAAAGAAGATAAGAACTATGTTACAAAACATGGGTGTTTTAGAATCGCAAAAGCATGCAATTTTACATGACCTAGCCGGTGTTAATGAAGATCAAGAAAAGCTAAAAAAAGAATTAGAAGAGAAGTACGGACCTATTAATATTAATTTAGAAGATGGTTCATATGAGGCGATTAAAGATAATGTCGAGTAATATAAGGAAAATCAGTATAGGAGCAGATTATAAAAATGAAGCTATGCATTATGCTGTAGGCCAACAAGTTTATGGAGGCCATGAAATCTCTCATATATTACACAAACCTGAAGATAATTCTTATAATATTTTAATTAAAAAAAACAAAGAAATTGTGCCTTGGAAGAAATTTAATTCTAATATGGCAATCTCTGTTGAATATGATTTAGAATATTAATGAAAGGTTTATTTAATTTTATTATATCTCCTATTGATGGAAGATATAATAATGAAAAAAAAGTGGGTGATTCTAAATTAGTTGTTAATACAAGTATAGAAGAATTTGTATATATAAATAGAATAGCCAAAGTAATTTCCATCCCTACAGGTTTATGTACTAATATAAAAAAAGGGGACATAGTTGTAGTACATCATAATATATTTAGAAGATGGTATGATGTACGAGGGAATGAAAGAAATAGTAGAAATTATTTTACTGAAAACTTATATTTTTGTCCTTTAGACCAAATATATTTATATAAACAAAAAGATGAATGGTTAACAAATTTAGATTATTGTTTTGTAAAACCTGTAAGAGAAACAGATAAATCTAAAACAGAAATATTAAAACAACAAAAAGGTGTGTTAAAATATACTAATAGTATATTAACGCAACTAGGTGTCCACAAAGAAGATGTAATAGGATTTAATCCTTTAAGAGAATGGGAATTTGTAATTGATGGACAATTATTATATTGTATGAAATCTAAAGATATTGTTATTAAATATGACGAATATAAAGGAAACGAAACTGAATATAATCCAAGCTGGGCACAAAGCAGTTGAAGAATTAATCAAAGTTGCTAAAGAACCAATTGTAGATTCAGACGAAGATATTTCCGCAGACAGATTAAAAAATGCTGCAGCCACTAAAAAATTAGCTATATTTGATGCTTTTGAAATTCTAAATAGAATTAATGAAGAAAAGGATATATTAGAAAATAAACCTAAAGAAGTAAAGAAAGAAAAAACTTTTAAAGGTTTTGCAGAAGGGAGGTCTAAATAATGTATAAACAAACTTTATATAAAATACTAGATGACCATATTAAACCCAAGGTTATAAAAAGATTAAATCGTTATAAAAAATGGGAATATGGATATAATGAAGAATATGATATTATAGTCATTAGTAAGACAGGTGAAATAGGTGATATTTATGAAATACAAAATCTTAAAATTGCTTTACCCAAAGAGCCTAAAACTGTTATTAAATTTGAAAATAATTCATGGGAGAAGCATGAATATCCAAAAGAATTACAAAGAATAAAGACAGTATTTGATTGGAAAGAATATCCAGAAGAATTTAAAGAAAAATGGCATCCTTATATAGACGAAGAGTTTAAAAGACGTGAAGATGGATTTTGGTTTAAAAATAAAAATATTAATACTTATCTTACTGGTACTCATTATACATATTTGCAATGGAGTAAAATTGATGTTGGGGCACCAGACTTTAGGGAAGCAAATAGATTATTTTTTATATTCTGGGAAGCTTGCAAAGCAGATATCAGGTGTTACGGAATATGTTACCTTAAAAATCGTAGATCAGGATTTTCTTTCATGGCCTCAGGGGAAGTAGTTAACTTAGCTACTCTAGCAAGTGATTCAAGATATGGTATATTATCTAAAACTGGACCTGATGCTAAAAAGATGTTTACCGATAAGGTTGTTCCTATATCAGTTAACTATCCGTTCTTTTTTAAACCGATTCAAGATGGTATGGATCGACCTAAAACAGAATTAGCATATAGAGTCCCAGCTTCTAAATTTACTAGAAGAAAGATAGAATTAGGTATTAAAGAAGAAGAACTAGAAGGTCTTGATACAACTATTGACTGGAAAAATACTGGTGATAATAGTTATGATGGTGAAAAATTACAACTATTAGTTCATGATGAGTCTGGAAAATGGGAAAGACCTAGTAATATATTAAATAACTGGCGAGTTACAAAAACAACTTTAAGACTTGGTAGTAGGATTATCGGTAAATGCATGATGGGAAGTACATCTAATGCTTTAGATAAAGGAGGTGATAACTTTAAAAAATTATATAATGGTTCAGATGTTACAAAAAGAAATGCCAATGGACAGACTCGCTCAGGACTCTATTCTTTGTTCATACCTATGGAGTGGAACTACGAAGGATACATCGATTCTTATGGCATACCTGTATTCGAAACCCCCAAGACCCCGAGTTTTGGGCCATATGGAGGAAGAATCAAAATTGGAGTTATTGACTACTGGCAAAATGAAGTAGAAGGATTAAAAGATGATGCCGATGGTTTAAATGAATTTTATCGTCAATTCCCGCGTACAGAAAAGCACGCATTTAGAGACGAAACTAAAGAATCTTTATTTAATTTAACTAAAATCTATGAGCAAATAGATTGGAATGAAGATATAAATTATAGTAATATAATTACTAAAGGGAATTTTATGTGGGAGGATAGTGTAAGAGATAGCAGAGTTATCTTTATGCCAAATTCTAAAGGAAAGTTTTTTATTTCTTGGTTACCACCTAAAAAATTACAAAATAGTATAATTTTAAAAAAAGGGATGAAGCATCCTGGTAATAAGCATCTTGGGGCATTTGGTTGTGACCCTTATGATATATCAGGTACGGTAGATAAACGAGGTTCAAATGGATCATTACATGGATTAACAAAATGGTCTATGGAAAATGTACCTCCAAATCATTTCTTTTTAGAATATATAGCTAGACCACAAACGGCTGAAATATTTTTTGAAGACGTGCTTATGGCACTAATCTTCTATGGAATGCCTATCTTAGCGGAAAATAACAAGCCCAGGCTTTTGTATTATTTACGTCGCAGAGGATATAGGCATTTTTCTATTAATAGGCCTGATAAAGCTTTAACTAAATTATCAGTAACAGAAAGAGAAATAGGTGGTATACCTAATTCAAGTGAAGATATTAAACAAGCTCATGCAGCCGCAATTGAGAGTTATATTGAAACTTATGTCGGAAATTTAGGAGAAACCTATGGAGATTTATATTTTCAAAGAACATTAGAAGATTGGGCAAGATTTAATATAAATAATAGAACATCACATGATGCATCTATTAGTTCTGGATTAGCTCTAATGGCATGTAACCAACATAGATATAGACCTCATGCTAAAATAGAAAAACAGGATGTTCTTTTAAATTTTGCAAAATATGATAATAGTACAGGAAAAAATTTATCAAAATTAATAAAATAAATGATAACAACTAATTATAACAGTAGCTTTCCTAGTCAGGTAGTACCTGATGAAGAAAAGGCGTCGGTAGAATATGGAACGTTAGTGGGCAGAGCTATTGAAAATGAATGGTTTAGAAATACTCGAGGTGGTGGTGATAGATTTATTGTTAATTTTAATCAATTTCATACTCGTAGATTATATGCGCGAGGAGAACAACCTATACAAAAATATAAAGACGAATTAGCTATTAATGGCGATTTATCTTATCTTAATTTAGATTGGAAACCTGTTCCTATTATATCTAAATTTGTAGATATAGTAGTTAATGGAATGTCTCAAAGAAATTATGAAATAAAATCTTATGCTCAAGATCCAGATTCTCAAAAGAAAAGAACTACTTATGCAGAAACTCTTTTAAGAGATATGAACTCAAGAAGTTTCATTGAGATGATACAAAAAGATACTGGTGTAAATATGTTCCAAACTGCTAACCCAGAGCAATTACCAGAAAATAAAGAAGAATTAAGTTTACATATGCAACTTAGTTATAAACAAAGTATTGAAATAGCAGAAGAAGAGGCTATTGCCAATGTATTAGCTAAGAATAAATATCATGAAACTAAAAAAAGATTATTATATGATTTAGTAGTATTGGGTATGGCATGTTCTAAAACTAATTATAATACTTCTAATGGTATTACAATTGATTACGTAGATCCTGCTAATTTAGTACATTCTTATACAGAAGATCCAAATTTTGAAGATGTATATTATGTAGGAGAAGTTAAGTCTATAAGTATTGGAGAATTAGCTAAACAATTCCCTAATTTAACTGTAGAGGAAATGGATAAAATCCAAAAATTTCCTGGTACACAAAATTATTTAAGAAATTGGAATGAAGATCCAGATATAATCCAACTTTTATATTTTGAATATAAAACTTATTCTGAACAAGTTTGGAAAATAAAACAAACAGATCAAGGTTTACAAAAATCTCTTGAAAAAACAGATTTCTTTGATCCACCACCAAGTGATAAATTTGACAAGGTTAGTAGGAAAATTGAAGTATTATATTCTGGAGTTAAAGTTTTAGGTATTGAAAATATGCTAGAATGGAAAATGGCGGAAAATATGACACGCCCTGCTGCGGATACAACTAAGTGTAGAATGAATTATGTTATTACTGCCCCTAGAATTTATAGAGGTAGAGTAGAATCAATTGTAAGTAGAATAACAGGTTTTGCAGATATGATTCAATTAACTCATTTAAAGTTACAACAAGTAATATCTCGTATGGTTCCAGATGGGGTATTTGTAGATGTAGATGGATTAGCAGAAGTAGATTTAGGTAATGGAACTAACTATAATCCTCAGGAAGCATTGAATATGTATTTTCAAACTGGTAGTATAGTTGGTAGATCACAAACACAAGATGGTGATCCAAATAGAGGTATGGTTCCAATTCAAGAGTTACAGACCTCAGCGTCTCAAGCAAAAATTTCTTCTTTAATTAGTACCTACCAATATTATTTACAAATGATAAGGGATGTAACCGGATTAAATGAAGCTAGAGATGCAAGTAACCCAGATCAATATGCATTAGTTGGTTTACAAAAATTAGCAGCTGCGGCATCTAATGTAGCTACTCGACATATATTACAAAGCATGTTATATATGAGTGTAAGAATAGCAGAAAATGTTTCTTTACGTATTGCAGATGTATTAGATTATGCTTTAACAGCGGAGTCTTTAACCAATGCAATTAATAGATTTAATACTGGTTCATTAGAAGAAATGAAAAATCTTAATTTATTTAATTTTGGTATTTATTTGGAATTAGAACCTGATGAAGAAGAAAAAGCAATATTAGAAAATAATATTCAAATGGCCCTTCAACAACAAAGTATTAATTTAGAGGATGCAATTGATATTAGACAAATTCATAATTTAAAACTAGCCAATCAATTACTTAAATTAAAACGTAAACAAAAACAAGCAAAAGACCAAGAGATGCAGCAAGCTAATATTCAAGCTCAATCTGCAGCAAATGCACAAGCGGCTGAGCAAGCTGCAATGTTTGAAGTTCAAAAACAAGAAGCATTAGCACAAAAAGAACTTCAAATAAAGCAAGGTGAATCTCAATTAGAAATCCAAAGATTAGAAATGGAAGCTCAAATCAAAAAAGAATTGATGGAAATAGAGTTTCAATATCAATTAAAGTTAGCAGGAATGCAAAAAGAAAATGAGTCATCTAAGGAAAAATATATCGAAGATAGAAAAGACAAGCGTACTAAAATTCAAGCAACTCAACAGAGTGAAATGATTTCGCAACGTCAAAATGATTTATTACCGAAAAATTTTGAATCACAAAACGATGGATTATCAGGATTAAATTTAGAACAATTTATGCCTAGATAATTATTTTATTAATTTTATAATATTTTATTATGTCAAAGACAACAAAAGAAGTCACCAAAGTAAGGGTGCCTAAAAAAACACTTAATACTGAACCGGAAGTTATTAAGGTAGATTTATCAAAACCTCCGGTAAAAAAAGAAGTTAAATCAAAGGGTCAAGACCCAGTAGAAAACGTTAAAAATGCCATTCAAGAGTCGAAGTCAATTGATATGGATGCTCATCAACCGCCCAAAGATGTACAAAAGGTGGAAATCAGAAACGTCGAGCAGCCAGATGAAAAACCTACCAAACAAAGTAAAGAAGAAGTAAAGGTAGAAGAAGTACTTGAAGAAATAAAGGTTGATGAAAAGAAACCTGAACCGGTTAAAACTAAAGTTAAAGAACCAATTAAACAAAATATACCTCAAAGAAAATTACCAGAAAATATCGAGAAACTTGTTAGTTTCATGGAAGAAACTGGTGGTAATGTAGAGGATTATGTAAGACTCAATGCAGATTATTCAAATGTGAATGAAGATGTATTATTAAAAGAGTATTACTTTAAAACAAAACCTCATTTAGATAACGAAGAAGTTAACTTCATTATGGAAGAAAACTTTAAATTTGATAATGAGATTGACGATGAGCGAGACGTCAAACTAAAAAAACTCGCTAAAAAGGAAGAGATTGCAAAGGCAAAGAACTTTTTAGAAGATCTTAAGGTTAAATATTACGACGAAATCAAGTTGAGACCCGGCGTTACCCAAGAACAACAGAAGGCAACAGACTTTTTCAATCGCTATCAGGAGAATCAGGAAATAGGACAGCAACAACATGATAGGTTTTTAGATGACACTAAAAATCTTTTATCTGACGAATTCAAAGGTTTTGAATATAATGTCGGAGACAAAAGATTTAGATATAAAGTTAAAAATCCACTGGAGTTGGCTGATAATCAAAAGGACATTAGTACTTTCACTCAAAAGTTCTTGGATAAGGAAGGTAATGTTACAGATACCTTAGGTTATCATAAAGCTATTTATTCTGCAAATAATTCTGACCAAATTGCACAACATTTCTATGAGCAAGGCAAAGCCGATGCAACTAGAAATATAGTGGCAACTTCTAAAAATATTGACTCCTCTCTTAGAGATAATAAAGCTGGGGACGTTAATGTTGGAGGAATGAAGGTCAAAGTTATTAGCGGTGAAGATTCTTCGAGACTTAGAATAAAAACACGTAAATTTTAACAAACAAAAATTAATTAGAATATGGGAGTATTAAATCCACAATTTGGTAGTATAGTACCTTCTCAGGTTCAACAAGTTCTTAACACAAACTATTTACAGTTTGATAATGGAACCAATGATTTCGCTCAGCAGTATCTTCCCGAAGTATACGAAGCTGAAGTTGAAAGATATGGTAACAGAACGTTAGGAGGCTTTTTGAGAATGGTTGGAGCTGAATTACCAATGACAAGTGACCAAGTAATCTGGTCTGAACAAAATAGATTACACATTTCATATGACAGCTGTACATTAACAGGTGTAAATACAATTGATATTAACTTACCCGTTGTTGCGGGCGTTAATAACGTTATTACACATAACATGACAGTAGTTATTATGGATCCCTTAAACCCAGCTGCTACAGTTAAAGCATTCGTTGCTTTAGTCGCAGGTACGGTTTTAACAGCATATCCATACCAGCAAGCAAGCTTACAAGCAGCTTTTGGCGCTGGTGCTGCAGGACTTAAATGTTATGTTTATGGTTCTGAATTTGGAAAAGCATCTGGTTTATCACCAGCTGGCGTTGACGGTACTGGTTTAGTTACTGAAAACGTAGATCCAGCTTTCACTCAATTTTCTAACAAACCAATAATCATCAGAGATAGATATGCAATATCTGGTTCTGATACAGCTCAAATCGGTTGGGTTGAGGTTTCTACAGAAGATGGAGTTGGAGGTTTTTTATGGTATCTAAAAGCTGAAGGCGAAACTAGATTAAGATTTGAAGACTATTTAGAAATGGCAGTTATAGAAGGCCAAATTTCTGATGCAACATCCGGCCCAGCTGGAGCACCAGGTGGTTTCTATGCAGCAGCTCTTGCGGTAATCCCTGCAGCTCAGAATACAGGTTTTTCTGGATTCGCAGCAGGTAACCAATTAGGTACTCAAGGTATGTTCGATGCTATACAGCAAAGAGGTAACGTGATGACTGGTTTTGCTGGAGCGATGGCTGATTTTGATGCTATTCTTCAAAACTTAGATTCTCAGGGTGCTATTGAAGAAAACATGCTTTTCTTAGATAGAGCTACTGAATTGAATTTTGATAACATGTTAGCTGTGCAAAATTCTTACGGAGCTGGAGGTACATCTTATGGTGTATTTGAAAACTCTGAAGAAATGGCGCTTAATTTAGGCTTTTCTGGTTTTAGAAGAGGTTCTTATGACTTCTATAAAACTTCATGGAAATATCTAAATGATGCTTCTACAAGAGGTGGTTCCACTAATTTTAATGGAGCTAGTAATGTTGAAGGAGTATTAGTGCCTGCAGGTACATCTACTGTTTATGACCAAGTTCTTGGTACAAACATTAGACGTCCTTTCTTACACGTAAGATATAGAGCTTCTCAAGCTGATGATAGAAGAATGAAATCTTGGTTAACTGGATCTGTTGGAGGTGCTTACACATCTGACGTTGACGTTATGCAAGTAAATTTCTTATCAGAGAGATGTCTTTGTGTACAAGCTGCAAATAACTTTGTACTATTTAGTGCATAATTATTGACAAAGGTAACGGGTGCTTCGGCACCCAGTGCCTTTATTTTTTAACTATTTAATTATATTATATTATGGCAAAAAAGAGTGAAGAAACTCAAGCAACCCAGATAGATGACTGGGAAGTAAAAGATAGAACTTATTACTTAAAAACACATCACAGTCCTGTAACTTATACTATACCAGGTCGACATACAACAAGACATCCTCTTTTGTATTTTGATTCAGTAAAAAAAGAACAGAGAGCATTACGATATGCCACTAATCAACCATCCCCTTTTCAGGATGAGCAGAAAGGTGAAGCAACTTTGCAACATATCGTTTTTAAAGATGGAACATTATTTGTACCTAAAGAAAAAGTAAATTTACAGAAATTATTATCATTATATCACCCAAGAAAAGGGCAAGATTATGATGAATATAGTGCTGTAGCAGAAGCTAAAGATGATTTAGTAGATCTTGAAATGGAAATTGTAGCTTTAAACGCCGCAAGAGATATTGAGGTTGAACATGCCGAAGCAATTTTACGAGTAGAGAAAGGGTCAAATGTTGCAAAAATGTCTTCTAAAGAGATTAGAAGAGATATTTTAAGAATGGCTAAAGCCAATCCTAGATTATTTATTGATCTAGTACAAGATGAGAATGTCGAATTAAGAAACTTTGCGATTAAATCCGTAGAACAACAAATTGTAAAATTATCGCAAGATCAAAGATACTTTATGTGGGGAAGCAATGATCGTAAATTAATGACCATTCCTTTTGATGAAAATCCATACTCAGCATTAGCTGCATGGTTTAAAACAGATGAGGGGGTAGAAGTGTATAAGACGATTGAGAAAAAAATCATCTAACAAATAACAATAGAGAGGCGGCATCACGCCGCCTTTTTATTATAAAAAAATTACAATGGCGGTAAACGTAGATATAGTCTATAAAACGGTTTTATTAATCCTTAATCAACAACAAAGAGGATATATCACACCAGATGAATTTAATAAATTTGGGACTCAAGTTCAACGAACAATGTTCGAAGGATATGCAAGTGATTTAAATCAACAATATCGTCTTCCTCAAAATGATACCGAATATGGTAATCGAATTAAAAACGTAGAGCAAATGCTTGAACCTTTTCAAGCTATAGGGCCTGCTACATTTAATGTTGATCGATTCACCCCTCCAGGTATTGCAATCTTACCAGCTTTCACACAAACTTTTAATACTAATCCACCAATTACTGGTGCTAATACAGTATTTAATATAACTGCATGGACAACAGCACAATCTCAAAATGCGAATGTTTTTGTAACAGTAGATGGAGACCCACAGGTTGAAGGAGTAGATTATACATGGAGTTCTAATAGTAATGTATTACAAATGACAGTTGCCCCAACAATAGGACCTATAGTACCTGTAGTAATACAATTATTCCCAAATGATTTTTATAGAATTGGTAGTGTAATATATACAAATCCTTATG